CGAAGCAGTACAATTTGCTATAGAGGAATATACCTTAGGTATGGAATGTAGTGAATATTCCTACCATAATTATAAAGAACACTTTATAACAAGAAACCTTAAACATTCTGGCGGCAGCTACAAATTTGGTCATTTAATGACAAAAGTATTAGAACATTTATTCATTCAACAAATTGGTCCTGCCTACGTTCAAATTAAAACTAATGTCTATAAGTATATGGACGAACGTAAAAAGAACGCGGAATTATGGAACCCAAATTTAGTAGCTACATTTGATGAATGGTGTGGTTATACTATGGATGTAATATGTGGCGAAAAGAAATTTTCCTACGATTGGAACAAGATTAAAAAAAATAAAAAATAAATTTGGTGGGGAACATAAAGTTCCCTACCTTTACACTTCATTAAAACAATTAAAAAATGAAAGAGTTTAACTTAGAACAAGTAGCTATAGAAAATATAGCATACGAAGGTCCACAACAATCTACTTACCAAACCTTAAAGCAGTTGGTAGCTAAGATGGAAAAAGACCAATCCTTTTCAGTTCCTAAAAAGTACACCAAAAATCTGCGTACGGTAATTCACGCTGAGTTTCCCGAAGTTAAAATTAAGATTAGACAGGTGGAAGGTAGTGATTGGATAAGGGCGTTTAGGGTATTATAAAATATATTTGGTAGGGGACATAAAGTTCCCTACCTTTACACTTCATTAAAAAAATTAAAAAATGAAACAGTTTACAAAAATTGAAAAACAGGAACTTACTATTGCTAAAGATTTTTTAGAAAGTATGATGGAAACATTTCAAATGTCTAAAGAAGAAGCAATTGCAGGTGCAATTAAAAGACACCTTAACACAACCACATATGAAAATGATGTGTATAAGGTTGTGGTTCAAAAAGACAAACTAAATGTTGATGGTCGTAAAGGAACTATTGGTGAAATAGTTTGGTTAAGTATTTGTCGCTTAGACAGGGAAGCAATTCATAATTGGAGGGACTTACAGACCATAAAGAATTTGTTGGTAGGTATGGATTGTTATGGATATGAAGTGTACCCTGCAGAAGACCAATTGGTAGACACAGCTAATCAATATCACCTGTGGTGCTTACCTAATGGAACACACCTACCTTTTGGTTTCCACGAAGGTAGAAGGGTTAATTACAATTCAACATCAACTACTAAACAAGAACCCTTAAATAAGGAATTAGGTTAGTTTTACTTTTAATTTTTCTGACCCTAATAGACCCTATCCATTCGTGGATGGGGTTTTTTATTTGCACCAGCACAATATTGTCTGGCAAGATTTGGTCGCCTATATTTTTGCCAGACAATATCTGACGTGAAATTATTTGTCCTTGATTGGAACGCAATTCGGTACCATACGACCATCCACTTCTTTTAGACCAATAGGTTCGTAACCATCCCAACACGCATTTTCTAAGCTATCACCCTCAGCAAAAGATTTTTTCATCCCTGCTTTAATTGCGCCACACACTTTCTTAGCTACTTCTTCATCACCATATCGTGCCATTTGGTCTTTCATACATTCGTCAAATGGGTAGGCTTCCATTTCTGCTTTTGGTGCATCACCAAATTTCAATTTTACAATTTGTTCTAATTTCATTATAAAGTATTTTTGTGTTTTAATTTACGATTTTCTAACATCAATTCATCCACCATCTTTTGTAGGTCTTGAACCTTTACATTTAACTCGTGTATTTCCTCTTTAAGGTCATCAATAATTTTGGTATATATACCTACTGATAATTCAAGATTGCGCAGCACTTGATTGTCTGTTTCTGCATCAGTGCGTCTTTTACCTGCAAAAAATCCTGCAGCACCTGTTAGTGCGTTTGATATAAGTAAAATAATTGTGTCGTTCATTTTAATATTGTTTAATATCCGCAATCCATACAAGGAGGGTTATAATGTGCTTGGTCTGAATATACATCCAAATTACGCATTGTTTGTGCTAAACTATAACCATACCTTGATGTGTGGTTTAAGTATATAGGAGAGTTATATTTTTCTGAACGATTTGCAATCATACCATCAATAGTAGATTGTGTATTGTATTGAGGGAATTTGTTTTGTCCACGTCCTGTAATAAGATAATCTTGTAGACGCATCATATAAAAGTCTGCGCGTTGCTTTTGAATGTTACGTAGGTATTTCATCGTTTCAATATCCACACCATCACGTCCACCATCAACTGCACCTGCTTTAACAACACCAACATTCATTGAACGTAAATGTAATGCAGGTATAATTTCGTAATAAGAAACTTGTATAAGGTAGTTGCTGATATAATCATTTACTAAAATTAATTCATCAGCGTTAAAGGTATTACCTGTTGCACTTACTTGATTTAATAAATGGTCATAAAATAAAGTACCTAATAGTGGCTGCAAGTGAATGTCCATTGCGATGCCTATCTCAGCACGTATAGCATCAATATCACAATTCTTATTTAAATTTGTAAACGCTTTTATTTTATTTTCTGAGACGAGTAGTACGTTAGCCATATTATATTTGTGTTGGGGTTTCAGGAGTGTCTACTACTGTAGGTTGTTGTTCTATATCACCTTCTTCGTATATACTCATTGGTTTAATTTCTAATGTTGTTGGAACACCTGTTTTAAGGGTCAATAGCTTGTCAAATACACCCAACAATTGTTTTTGATATGGTTGTATTACTGTCTTACGTATGTACTCAATATGGGTGTTTATTTCATCTTTACTACCTAACTTGTTTGCAGTGCTAATTCCAAATAACTCACCACTTGAAATACGATGCGCAGACAAAATAGAACGTACAATATCATCATAAATTGTTTGATAGTATTGGTCGTTACCTGATGTAGCTATTTGCGTTATTTCAGGGGATAATTCCTTGCTTTCGTTGAAACTGATAATAGGTCTACCTGCATTATTTACACTCGTAAATTGGCTTTCTAATGCACGTGTAACGAGACGTTGTTCTTCTTCACCAGGTATGCCATTATTCATATTAATCCATAAAGAAGGTAACATACCATTCTTTAAATTATTAGCGTGAAATTCTTTTATATTAACATCAATTTCAATTGCACTAAGACCGCCACTGTAGTCAGGGTGCGGATAGTACGATTGAGATGGTGAATATTGTTTGTAATAATAGATTTGATTTGGGTCACTTTCTTTTTGACTGAAACAAGGATATTCTTCTACCTTAAACTTTTTTGTGTTAGACCAATCTGCACAGTAATAATATTTTTCAATCTTATCTGTCTCAGGATTAATCTTACCACTTCTAATTCTACTAAAATCAATGTGGTATATTTCTGCAATACTCTTTCTATCTTTTGACCAAATAACATTTAAACTAAATCCACCGAACAATACTAAATCCAACGCACACTTTTCAAGTACGTCAGTAACATCTTCACTATCATTAATTAAATTAACAGTAACCATTGGGTTGTTCATACTAACAATACCATCACCTAATATTTGTTCTTTCTTAGAGGTTATGATTGCTTTATGTATTGCGCAATTGTTATACCTTGATATAAGATATTGTGGCATCAAGTTTCCTTCTCCATATAACACGTAATCTAAACGATTTAATACTTCACTGAATATTGGAAGTAATGGTTCCTGTCTAAAGTCTGATTTTGCTAATTTGTATTTTTGTTTTTCTATTTGTTCTTCCATAATTAATCTTGTATATATATGTAATTGCTATTATCTTCATCAGGAGAGACGTATGAAGTAAATGTATTTCCTTGTTCTGTAGTACCATTCAATCTCGCCATACCCGTAAATACTTTTGTTGTACCATTACCGAATATATCTAATTGATATTGTCCTTCGTAGTTTAAATCATCAGTATAAAAATCTAATACTATTTCGCAGTACCTAATATTTTCTGCAAACTCTAATGGGTCTGATGTGCTTATAGTATAGGATTTTTCTTCCTGTGATAGAATATGTAAAAATGTTAGGGTATATCCCGAAAAGTCGGTTCTTGAGTTATTGTTGATGTTTAACACCAATTCATTAACTTGTCCCTTGTTTAATATTATCATTATAACTAAATATAAAAAAAATTGAATTGGAAGTGTATAGCACAAAAAAAGGGACATAAAGTCCCCTTTTTCTTAGATTTAGATATAGAAATTGTCCTTTAGGACGAATATTATCCTACAATCGTTGAACCTGTAAATACAGCAGCAATTAAGGCTTCAGGTGTTGTACCTGTATAACCTGATGGTGCAGCTAATAATCTTGAAGGCTCCTGTTCTTGCGCTGTGAAAATCATTGTCATACCATTTCTATCTGCTAACGCCAAACCTGTTTGTGCGTCACCACCAGAAAGATAAGAATAATTTACTTGACCCATTACATACACATTATCGTTTTGGTCTACAACCAAAATTTGTAACGTGTCGTTTTGACCTAAGATTTTTAATTGATTGCGTTTTTCAGCATCCATTTTGTTTAAGACAGCAGTAAGAACTTGCTCCCAATAAACGGTACCATTTTCGTATGACTTAGTTGTAGTCTGTACATATGACGAAACTCCACGCTTCATATCAAATGCATAATATGAAACGTCACCGCTATCTGTTGCACCAGTAATTGAACTATCTACGTTGTATGTGTAGCCTGATGTGTAACCTGATTGACCGCCAACGTATATTTTTTTTACGCCGCCAATACTGTCAGAACAACCAATTGCTACTCCACTTGAAATAAAACAACTCATAATATTTTAATTTATTTTTTTTTAGTTTATAAAAGGGGACTTTCACCCCTTATGTTTTTTTAATTTTTTTTAATACTAAGCAATGTTATTTGTTGCGAAGTAGTTAGTTCCTGCAAATGTTGCAATAGCTGCACTGTAAGAATAATTTGCGCGTATTTTTAATACGTCAAAATCTCTTGACCAAAATGCATCCATTTTTTCGTGGTCGGACATAAGGTCAAAACCACAAAATGCGTATTGCGCTGGTAAAATTACTACCTTACCAGAACCCGCCAAACCTAATGTAGGTAAGACTTTCACGTTTGTTGATGGATGAACTGCAGACATATTTCCTGTTACATTAGTTGTACCAATATAGTTTTGGAAGAAGTTTGCTTTTACTAACGCTTGATTATACAATCTAAAGTTAGAGTAAGACATAAACACTACTAAATCATCAAACACTAAAGCGTCATCAGATAAAACAGAAATTAATTTATCTACTTCTGTAATTGGGTTACCTGCTGAACCATAAGCTGCACTTGAACTAAATGTTGTACCTGTTGAGTTAGCTACAGATGTTTGTCCTGTTGCAATTAAGTAATTGAAACCATTAAAGGCATCACCACCTGCAGTTGTTGCAGACCATAATTTACCTTCAATACGTTGCTGAATTTGCTTCGTTTTTAATGAGATTATCTGGTCCAAAAATGGCACAGTCTCAGGGTCTTGACCTGCTGGTAATAATAAAGATTGATATGTGTCCCACAATTGTTGGAAACATAATTCTTCATTTACTCTCTCGTGTTGAGAGGCTAAACTAACTTGAGTGAAAGTAGTTGTACCACTTGCATCCCATCCACAAGCACCAGTTTGGAAAGCAGGTGCTGAGTTTAAAAGTTGGATTTGTTGTGTTCCGCGCACTCCTAATTTAATAGTTGTGTTTGAAGGAGTTGTTGCACCGATAAGTGCTTTAGCTACAATTTCTTGAGATGATTGGTCTGTGAAACCAGTAATACTTGAAACTACGTAGTTAAATTCTTCTTTTGAATAAATTTTCATAATTCGTTTTTGTTTTTTTAATTATTTTTTATTTGCGTTTCTAAAAGCTAATACTGATGACACTTTATCATCAGAACTATTTGAAACATTATTAAATTCTGTTTTACCGTCAGCTATTTTTTTAGCTGCAGGTTCTTTTTTAAATGCGTTAAATTCATTTTCAACTGAGTACATTTTGTTCTCCATTTGAGACATTTTCTCAGCCATTTTTGTCATAAAGTCTTTTAACATTTCCATTAATTCAATTTGAATTGGGTCACCACCGTCAACACCTTCTGGCATTGCATCTTCTGAAGCATCTACTTCAGCGTCACCTTCTTTAATTGCTTCTTTAATAGAAACGATTAAACCTTCTTTAGTTTCAATTTCACTTCCATCTTCTAAAATATGGACCCCATCAGGTGCAGCAATTCCGTCTGGCATATCTTCGGTAATTACTTTTACAGCAGCACCTTCAGCCAAACCATCACCTTCAACCTTAACGATTGTACCATCTTTTAATTTTGCTTCAATGAAAATTTCTTTAATAGCAGTAATTGCACCGTTAGCAACTTCAATCTCAAAATTATCTTTAGTGCGGTAAGTACCGTCTTCTAAAGACACTGCTTCAAATTCTTCGCTGATTTTAACAACTGACTTACCAATTTCTAACGCTTCTGCGTTAATACTTGTTCCGTCCACTAATTTGAATGATAGAGGTGTAGCTTCTTCGGTCATAAAACCAAACTGTACCATCAACTTCTTAATTTCATTTACAGCGTTTTTTGATTTAGACATAATCTATTTTGTTTTATTTATTTATTAATTCTAATACTAAATATATAAATGTGTATATATTCCCACTTTTAATCATATTTTTTTAATATTTCTACAACCTTTTGTAAAAACATTTCTTCACGACAGAATGCAGCAACTTCTTCAAACCAACCTGACACGCTATATCCTGCCAATTCACCTGACTTAACCATCTCCCAAACCTTATCACCTTCAGGAGTTTTAGCACACTTCATTGCAACAAACCACGTACCTATTGGTAAATCATTATAACCATACTTGTTGGATTTGTCTTCCATATCTTCCTTAATCCAACTTTCAACTACATATACATCTTTAACTGCTGTACCATCGTGCATCAAATCGTTATTACGTGTGTATTGGTTCTTCATATATTTGTCTGCTATCATCTTGATAGTTTCTTCACTGAAATAAACCTCATACATATCACCATCTTTTGTGCGACGTGGGATGCGTAAATCAGGAACCATTGCAGGTCCAACTATTGTACGTTTTTCTTCATTATCTATTGCAAACTTTTGGTCTTTCTTCTTTTTCTTTTTAATATTAGGGTCTTCATATCCACCGATAGTTGAAACATCATAACCAAAATTATTTAACTTACTTTCACTCCAACTTAAAGCACTAAGTCCACCCCAACTATCATACATCAACTTACCACATCCATCACCATATCCTTTACTACTTTCTAAATCTACTTTATGTCTTGATAAGTAACTATACATTCTTTTAACGGTGTCAAGCGATATAGGTTCACCATTTGCTAATTGATTAGCACGTATTTTACCTACCTCAGTACCACAACTTCCCCATCCATTTTCTTCTACATATTTGAGTACAGCTTTTGCGTTATTCTTAACTGCATCAGGATAGTCACTTATACTTTCAAATTCACCTTCGTGATATAGATATACACTATCTTCTGTGTGGATTTTTCCCGTCATTAACCTACCTTCTGCATCTTTATGATAAGGACCTGTATATAACTTTCCATCTTCTGTATAATGTGGTACACCTACTTCCATTTTCTCTTTTGAAAAAGATGGATGTGCAGGTACAACTGTTGATGGTTGTTCCATTCCCAAT